GTTTTTTCCGATACCCCGTAGTGGCTGTTACTTCCGCCCTTGCGAAAGCCCTTCATATCTTATTCTTCAACAGGATTTAATAACAAGTTTGCTCCTATTGATAATTCCAAATGGGTTCCATCTTCTATTGTAATTTGCTGGCTTTCTCCGTATTGAGTAAAATACAAAGTATTTCTAACATCTTCTGAACTTTCATTGCCAACTATAAAGACGGTGGCTCGTTCTTGCTCCCCTTCATAAATCGCAGTATAAGTGCCGGAGGGAACATTATACCAAATGTAAGTGTACTCTCCAAAAGTTTCACTTGGAATGGTAACTTCTTGCCCGTACTCTCCAAGTTCTCCATCTACGAGCCGAATAGAATTTTCAGTTACAGTATCTTCCACGGCCTGTTCCGCTTCTTGCTGTGCTTTTCTCTCTTCTGCGGCACCGAAAGGGTCTGCCTCCATGATGAACATTAAAACTACCCCAATCAATAGCAAGCCGCCTACCAGTTTGAAAATCAATTTCATGTGTCATCCTGCCTTTCTTATACGATCATACCATGTTGTACGGCTAATACCTAACTCTCTGCAACACTCATCTACCGTCACAAGGCCGTCTTTTTGTTTTTGCCGTAGATTTTCAAACGCTTCATTATCCACCTGACAGGCCGGACGGCCAAACCCTCTGCCGGTTTTACCAGACACTTTCCGGCCATTCACTACCGGCATTGCAGCTATGCCCTCAGCCTGACGCTTCCTGATCTTCTTCCGCTCCTGCTCCGCCATAGCTCCCATGACTTCAATCAGGATATTGTTGACCATTTCCCCAATCCATTCTTGACCATGGAAGTCAATCAGCGTGGTAGGAACATCAAACACCCTGACGATAACACCATGTTCTTTGAACCACTCCAACTCACCCTTGATCTCAGCTTTGTTTCGGCCAAAGCGGTCTAACTCTTCGACCAGAATTTCATCTCCGGGAAGCAAAATGGCCTTTAACTCTAAGTAATGTTCCCGGTTGAAATTCTTACCGCTCTGCTTGTCTGTGTAAATACGGTCATCAGGAAGAGAAGGGTCAAACTTTTTCAGTGCCGTTATCTGACGAGCAAGGTTCTGATCTCTGGCCGATACTCTACCATATCCATACCTCATGACTCTTTCTCGCTTTCTGAGCCAAGCAGGGCATTCAGATCATACTTGGGGTCTTCCTTCTGGTCAATTACAATCTGGTCAGCCCTGCGGACACCGGGCTTCCTCTCCTGAATGACTAATTCATAACCCAAAACAGAGAGCATTTCTACTACTTTGTTGACAGACAGATTGGTAGTTTGGAGTCTTGCGCTAATATCGTTACCCTTAGTTTTCCCGAGAGCCTTTGCCATGGTCAAGAGGGAAACACCTTTTTCCTTCATCAGTTCTCGAATGGCCTTGTTGACATACATGATTATCACCTCTGACTTCATTATACACTAATTATAATTGTTGTCAAGATATTTTTAGTGTCTAAAGAAGATTAGTTATCAAATGTCTTTTTATTTTTGTCGGAATTTTCGGCACTCACCCCGCCACGGCTCCGGCTCGTATATCCCCCTCCCCGGTTAAAATCAATTTCAATTTCAAAATCAAAGAAAATTTTAATTGAAAATCCTTGCAGCTTGTATATCATACCAGCACATACATAATAAAAGCCCTTGTAACAGTCCATACAAGGCCGCACAAGGGCCGCTTATATGCGAGGTAGTATAGGAACCTAGGAAAAGCCCCTTGCAAGACTCCCACGGCCTTACAAGGGGCTTTATTATTTGTTTAATTTCATCAATTCAATAATAATCTGAATAGGTAATAGCAGAATAAACAGGAGTATATACATACTCAAACCCCCATATCAAGTAATAGTGAACCGCTTACAAGTGGTGATCTTCATAAACTGCTGCACAAGCTCGGGAAAACGAGCTTTAATGGCGGTAGTATCCAGGCGGGACGATTGAACGGTTTTATAGCTAACCTTGTATTCCCCGGCAATGACCGTTTCTCGATCTCCCATAGCCGTTTTAATTTTATCGCTGAGAGCTTCCATTTCGGCGGTGATTTCTTCTCGCATTCTCAGCAATTCCCGATATTCCCGACAATCTTGCTCAATGAGCTGCTTATAATCCATCATCTTTTCATGTCCTCCACTTCTTTCATAACCTGGGATTGAATAGCCTTGTAAATATCGGTGCTTTCCTTGTCAAGCCGAACCGGAAGAATAAAAGCCGTCATTGCGTCATCAAATCCATATTGAAACATAATACCAGTATTTTCCCCTTTAATCCTGGGAGAAATGCCCCGGAAGGGCGATAAAAACCTTTCATCAATCATGCAATAGGTTTTTTCATTGGTAATGACTTTTGCAAAGCCGGGTTCTTTACAGCCGCCACGCTTGCAAGCGCAGCTCCAATTGGAAATATAGGCGGGTTCATATTCGAGCGGCTTAAAGCCAAAAAAGATCTTTTCCAAATTCTGAGCCGGTTTATCCTCGCTGGGCAGATCATCAAAGGACAAATCGAAAGCCCTGGCAACCTGGGAAAGCGTGGTATCCTTGAAGCGGATAATCATATAAGCATCACAGAAATAGCTATCACCGTCTTTTTCGGCCCAATAGCAACGGTCTTTCATCTGCACATTGTTTTTCTTGCTATCCTTGTAAAAACGCTTAAAGGCGGGAACATCGATACCCATAAAATCACGAATTGCCATTTTAACAACCTCCATCAAAAGAAATAAAACAAATTTGAACTTCTGGCAGTAATTGCGTAATAATTGCCGCTTTCCCGGCCCTGGAGCAATCCGCCATTCAGGCCATACACGCCGGAAGAATAACCGATTTTCTCAACCGGTTCTGTTATGCTTTTAGGGTCACTGTCGGTAATGTCCTGGGCCATTCCCAGCCGCACAAGCTCCCGCAGCTCTCGCAAGGTGTATTTTCTCATCGTCCTGTAGCCCCCTTTACTAATTCTTGATAAATCAAATGAGTTAAAAGCCGTTCGGCTTGCGCTTCGGTATATTGCGCCCGTTCCCGTTCCGATTGCTCCAAAATGTCTCCCAAATCAGCCACGGCAGAACGGTTATAGTAATAGCAAGTATCTAACACGCTAGGAAGACCCTGGCACCAATCCACGAAAACCGCTTCATTGGTAAAACCTTTTGCGGCCTGGTATTCCGGGGAATACTGCTTTTCACTGGCGTAAACTTCAAGAATGAAACGGGAAACATTCTGGAAAGTGCAAGGGCCGGTAAAATCATAGCCGCAGGGGTCGAAGTGATCCATAATGTATTGCCGCACATTCAAACGGGCTTGTCTATTTGTCGTTTTCATCGTTAAATCCTCCATTTTTTATATATTCCGCTCCATTTTCCCGGCGTGGCCTTGATATGCTAAATGCGTATTTCTCCGGCCTTGCAGGGAAATGTGTGGGGGTTCAATTTTCAAGGTGCAACACTAATTATCTTTTGTGCTTTTAATATATACTAAATATCTTTAGATGTCAATAGGGAATTACAAATTATTTTTAGTGTTTTCTACACCTTATAAAGACAGTACTAAAAAGTACACTTTTCCGCACACACTCCCGCCAGAACAACCGCCCTGGAAACTCCTATCAGATCACCAGAGAAAAAGCCGCCGAACCTCCATCGTGGAAGAACGGCGGTTCTGTCATAGTCGCAAAGTCGTGAACCCGATAGTCGCAAAGTTGTAAGGGGAATAATCGGAAAGTCGCTCACTCTTCCGAGTCATAGTCGCTGGCCGCAGCTTCGATATATTTCTGCTGTAACTCTTCCGCAGAAGCGGCCTCTCCAAGCTGGTTGTTCGGGGTAAGAACAACCTCCTGTTTGTCCTGATAGCCCATGTTGTTTTTCATCAAGAAAATCCCGGCTACCGGGTTGATCTTCCCATTCTGCATATAGTTTTCCATTTGAGCGTTCAAATTTTGGTACGCCTTTTTTATAAGGTGGCGGCTCTGGGCGGGAATGTAGGCACTATCTATACCATTCAACCACTTCCACAGAGTTGTTCTATCCACTCCAAAGGCACAGGCCATACCAGCAACACTCGGTTTCATATCGTCCTCAATACAAATACCGAAATATTGCCTAATCCTCTCAGAAACCTGTTCAGGCTCTCTCATATCCACTTCCGGCCAATCCCACATTCTCATGGTGTGTTGCAGATACTTCCGATTATCACCGGGGTCAGCATGAACACTTACCGCATCAGTTCGATCAGGTCGCTTATTCCCGCCAGTGCCCTTCGGACGGCCACGCCCTCTCTTCGGAACTAATTCTTCACTCATTTCGATTCTCCTTTCTTGGTGAGTTTGGTGAATGATTTTCGGATTTTGGCATAAATCCTCTTATAGTACTCTCTATATAGGGACTTTATAGTAAAAACCTGAAATGATTCACCAAATACACCAAAAACACTAATTATATTCAGTTTTTGCTAAAAACATTCAGTGGTCACTAAATATATCTCACTCTTCTGCCATTCTTTGCGAACTCATTTAAAATAACGCTCACAGTCAGTCTCCCGATGTTCCCAACAAAGTCGCAGCGGAAATGTTCTTTGTCCATTTCAGTGAAACAGTTGCCGAGATCAATGACCAAATCTTTCGTGTTGAAACAGGGATATTGCGTCAGCTCAGGAGTCGCATAGATGACCACATCTCTGTCCTCAGTCGCTCGAAACAGGTCAGAAGTTTTGGAATGAGCAACGGTCACAGTCGCATCATTTTCAATCAATGCCTGAGCCAGTCCCTTAACCGCATGACCCCGGCCTACGATGGTGATAGTCTTTCCAACCACCAATCCCTGTCTCAACAAAAGGTACAATATCCCCAGGGCTACGCACGATATTCCGGGAGCTTTGATATTATCAATGTCCACATCAGAAGTGAGCGGGTATCCCTTTGTGCCAGGAAATTCCGTGTCGGCCACGACCCCGGTATAGGGCGGGGAAACCTTACCAAAGTCACACACAAGTCCCATAGAGTCAGCTTTGCGCTTAATGGCTTTCAGGAAGATACTATCCTTCTGGCCCAGCAGCAAGAGCTTACCAGGAGTGTCAGCGTAAAGTTCCTTGGTCTGAGCGTTCAGGATTTTGCAGAGCTGGTCAATTCTCTTTTGAATGTTCATATCGAGTAGACTCCTTTTGCTCACGAGCTTCTTTGTTTTTCATGACAAACTCATGAAACAGATAGAGGTGCTTCACGGCTTCTCGCATCTCTTCCCCGGAAGAAACGAAATCTGTTGCCGGGAGCTTTTCAAGGTCGTTGGTGAGCCGTATCATTCTACGGTAGAGTTTGACCTTCTCATTTTCCGCTTGCATCTCAGGAACAACCTTGTAAAAATCGGCTTCCCTGGTATTGAACTCGAAACCGTCTTCGCAAACCACTTTGGTTCTCTTGGGAGTGATTCTCTGAATGACATGAGAGTAATAGAAAGTCAAGCCAGTATCTTGCGCCCAGCCGTAGCGGATAATTTCTCGGGTGCAAAACTTCATTCCGACTCGAAGATCATCTTTCGGAATGATTTCCTCGAACTCATTTCTTTTGTAAAGCACTGTTCCGTACCTCCCTCCCGATGGTGGAAATATTTTCAGTGTGAAGAGAAAGCATTTTCTCCCTCACCAATTTATCAACCACCTGACCGATTTCATTGTATCCGCACATTACCCTCAGCCGTTCAAGGTTATAAACAGACTGAGAAGCAATCAGCATGGAAACCCGGCGCAGATTCTTCTTACCCAACTTACACACTTCCCTTCAAACGAATATCCCGGTAGGAGGGATAGCCAGCATAGACGGTCTTACCGCTATGCCACTCAGGGTGAGTTTCCATATCGGCATTGAACCGCTTTGCGCTACACACAAAGTAGCCGTTGGACTTGCACCAAATCTTATAGGCATCATACATGGACTTGGCTCGGGTGACTACGCCCTCAACCTTTTCGCACTTCTCTTCCAGGAATTGCAGAACCAGGTCGTTGTCCTTCTCATACTGCTTGATTACCTTCCGCATCTCAGGGGACATTTTCAGGCCGAACCGCTTGTACTTGAAGTAGCCCTCCAAGAGCCAGGTGAAAATGCCTTGCATGGCTTCGGGAGTCTGGAACTCGTTTTTTAAGTTCTTGTCCTGCTCGTCCTCGGAAAAGTGACGGTTGAACTCGATAACCCGCACACGGTCAGAAGCGAACAGACTCTTGTCATTGACAGAGGGAAGGTCATTGCAGGAAAGCCAAAGCGTGAACTGAGGAAGGAAGGTAGCCGCAGCTTCATAAAGGTTCCGGGCCTTGATTTCCTCACCACCGGTAAGCTGTTTAATGGTTTCCTCGTCCAGCTTGCCATACTGATTGCTCTCAGCCATGGTCACAAACCGCTTACCTTTTAGAGAAGCAAGCATGGGGTTGGCGGCTTCGGCGTTCTTCGAGCGGTCAGACTTGCAAATGATCGACACGGGGGAGACAGACGCATAATCGCCCAAGAGATGGTGAATAGCACTCAACATGGTAGACTTGCCGTTTCTGGTAGTCTTGCCGTGAAGAATGAACATACATTCCTCGTTTGCCATGCCCAGCATCGAGTAGCCAAGGGCCTTTTGCAGATAGTCAGCCTTGTCCTGGTCATTACAGGTAACTTCCTTAATAAACCGCTCCCACCGAGGGCACTCAGCGTCTTGCAGAGTGTAATCGAAATTGGTCTGCATGGTCAGAAAGTCGTGCCAGTCATGCTCCCGGAACTCCATTTTTTGAAGATCATAGGTTCCGTTCAGGCAGTTAATGAGAAAGGGGTTTGCGTCAAACTCGCCGGAAGCGATAGGCATAACACTGGCAGCGTCTTTCATGAGCCGGTCACGGAAACGCCGGTCACCCATTTTCGCAATGAACTTCATGTACTCTCTTCGGCGGTCTTCGTTATCAATCTCTCCGCAATAAAGAGCCATCAGGCGGCAAAATTCCTTGATCTTCTCAGCTACCAGTAGAGAGCCAATGTCTTTTCTCCATGCTCCCTGAGAGTAGGTGAACCAGCACTTTGCTTCCGGGCAGTACCGGGTATCATTCTGGTAACACTCGGAAAACAGTTCGGCCATACCGGACTCGTCCCAAGAATAGCCGGTACTACTGATTTGGTGACTTCGCTCAGGTTGAGCTTCCTTGATGTAAAACATCTTGCGAGATAAATCCTCGTCCATGATGTACCGGCCATTGGAGAGCTGAAAAAGCTCCTGCTCTTCCTGATTCAAGATTTCATCTGCCATTTTTCGTCACCTTCCTCATTGATTTGGCTATTACCAGCATCGAACAAGCCTGAGCGTCTTCGTCCCACCACGCACATTTCTCTTCGCAACAATGCAAAACTTCGTCAGCAGAAGCATTGAGAGGACAGTATTTCTTATTCTCCATCGTTTACACCCCCCCCATAGAAGAAAGCGTTCTTGAGAGCCGTATCGACATGGGCCATGATCTGCGGCGGCAGAGTACAAATGTACTTCCAGTCATCGGTCACATCGACCACACGGACTTGCTCACACTCAACCATGCTGGGTTCGAGCTTTTCCCAAGTGACAGCGATATGAGTGGGAAGCTCCATCTTCTTGAACTTGGTGGTCAGGGGTACCACAATGGAAGTAGGAGAGAACTGGTTTCCCACATTGTTCTGAACGATCAGCCAGGGGCGGCAACCTCCCTGAACATGGCTTTTCTCAGGGATAGGAAGGTTGATGATGACAACATCTCCACGCTGGTAAGGTTTCATAATTACCTCCAATATCTGAAACGGTCGAAGAAACCTATTTGATTTCTTCTATCCTTTTGAATAGCTTCTTTGGTTTTCTGCCACTCTTCACACTCTTTCTTGTACTTATCACAAGAAGCGTGACAGCTCTCAGTTCTGAGCTGGCAGTTATGGCAACACTTGATGGTGCTTTTCATAGCTACCTCCTGTACCTTGTAACGCTGTTTACGATCTGCTCCACTTCGGAGCGGGGCAAAGGAGGTTTACAGGCAACAGAATTTGCATACAGGAGTTCTTTGTAGATTTCCGACTTGGAATACCCCTGATTGTGCATCTGTCCTGCCAGCGAAGTCAGACTCAGATTTCGGCTACCGGTTGTGATGGGAGGATATTCCGGTTTGAGAGAGATTTTCCCTTTTTCCGGTTTGTGGTAAATCGGAGAATATATCCGCTGAGGGGAAGAGCTTCCGGTATTGTCTTTGGGAATGTCCTGAAAATATTTGGATACGATGTAATCAATCGCTTCCTGGTTTTCAATGATCTTGGGATAAATCAGGACATTTCCGGTCATGATGAAATAGCGGCCATCTCTGTAAATCTCCACACCATTTCGATTGTTCCGTCCCTTAAAGGGGAGAAAACCTCTCAGCAGAATATGAATCCCTCTTCCGCTTCGGCTTTTCTCCGTATAGGAATGGCACCTTCCGACAATATCTCCTGTCATGGAATTCAGAAACCCGTCCTGGTCAAACCCCATGTCCAGGTCGATACCGACCAGATTGGTGTCATGAAACACATAGCCCAGGCCGTCATAGGTTCCGTTTACAACGGCTTTCTCAGCGGCGTCAAAGGAAGACCATGTATCAGGGAGGGAAGAAGAAGCGGCTTTTTTGATAGATGACTGCATGGGTATCTTAGAGTTATTCCAGACATTCACCCACGCTTTTTCCTGTTTCAATTCAGGCGGGAGGTTTTCATATTTCATGGGACTACCTCAGCTTTCATAAGGTGACGGCAAACTCCAATCCCAGGTCTGTCCACCTTTATACTCATTTCGGAAGTAATTTCTCTTTCCATCACCGGAAAAGAAAAGGTAATCCGATGGAAGCACTCGACCTACATCAGACTCTCCCGCTTTCTCGTCAAAGTATCTGGTCAAAACATCTTCACAGAGAGATTTCAGAGTTTCGTCAACAGGATTATCAGGGGAATATCCTGCGAACTGGTAAGGCGCACTTACAACTTCAAGGATTCCTTTCCCGTAAGCGTCACACCGATTCAGAACACACCACACACAAGCTGCCTTTTCCGTATCAGAGGGAACACCTCTCGCTTCTCCCCACAGCATTTGAGCCAGGGCCACGGCTTCTTCTTCGCTCCAAAGCGAGAGAGAGGGAGAAGGAGATTGTGAGATAACCGGACTTTCGGGAGGTTCTGTGATAGGCTCTGACGAAATCACTTCCGATTCATTAGAACAGGCCATTAAAACCAGAAGAGAAATCGCCAGAGCCAAACACAATTTACTCATTCTCAGGTTCCTTTTTCTTGGTTGCCCTGGTTTTCTTCATGGCAAAGAAGAACTTATTGTCTACGCATACCGGGTAACCGGGAAAGCGGTTACTGGCCCTACGCTTTCCGTTGTCATAGATTTTCTGAGCTTCCTCGAACGGCATTTCCCCAGAAACATGATCGACTCCGGCAACCATGATATAGGGAACTTTCCCGTTATTGTTCACGAATGTCATACAGACTTCCCCTTTCTCGGTTCCACTGTTCCACATCAACGCCGATCTTTTTCAACATCTCTTTACAGAGCCAAGGATACTCTTCCGGCATCTCGTAATGCTGAACCAAACGGTCATGTTCGGCAGCAAATGCTTCATAGAATTTCCGAAGACGCTTAGGGCCAAAACCCAGATGAACAGACAGGGTGTAAAGAACCATTGCGTCAATGTCATCGGTATATCTCTTATCGGCTTCAATGATTTGGCGGTTGATTTCCATTTCCATTGCCTTGCGTTCAGCCGCCGTAAAAGTAGCCCCGTAGACCTTTCCACCGGCTTTCTTCACAAGCATGGTCAGCTCACCTCAATGTCTTCAAAGAACACGGGGTAATGGGCCAGGAGAATGTCATAGACCATCTTTGCGACTACACGCATATCCGGGTGGGCGGCAGGAGCGCAACGCAGACGCAGGAAATGTCTCCACTCCCTCATGTTGGCCGTCATAACAACCTCGGTCTTGAGGGAATTGGGGAGGACAGAACGAGCTTCCTGGGGACTTTGGCCGAAAGTGAGAAGGTCAAAGTAGGCTTCCTCCGCACAGTGACAGGCATCTTTCCAAATATCCCAGCCGGGGTCTCCCTCCGAACACCAAGAGGGTTTGATAACAGTGATCTCACCTCCGAAACCGTCCTTGGAGTAATTACAGTACCGGGTAGATTCCTGACAGTAAGCCGCTAACCGATGACGGACAATTTCATGACTCACGCCACGGTCACAGGTGATACGGAGCGTGACGCTTCCATGTTCGATGACCGCTTCATGACCTCTCTTCAAGAGGTTGCGGATAAACTTCTCAGCACTGTCGGAAGTGATCTTGTTTTCCGATTTGTAACAGGTGCGTCCGGCCTGTTCTATCAGAGAGAGAAGATTGCGATAGTCAGGAGCATTGACAAGCTCCACCTTGGGTTCAATGATTTTCATAGTCAGACTCCTTCCACATGACTTGCCAGCATATCGGCCTGGTGTGTCCACAGGACATTGGGATAGGCGCGAACAGCTCTGGTGTAATCGTTCCACTCGGACTTTTCGGTGAAAGCTCCCATGTGATACCGGATACACAAGACCTCTTCCTCGGTCAGTGTATAAAACTGGCTCAGGAGCATAACCGATTTATCACCATGCCCTTTGAGAAGGGTGTCGGAATTGTACTCGATTTGAGTCATATACCGACCATTCTCTTTAACAAAAAGTCCTTGGTAGAAATCTATCTTACCCTCTTCCGGGATTGTGAAATTCCATTTATAGTGGTCAATCTTACATAGATCGTGGAAAATACCGACCAGATAGGGAGAACGGCAGTTTGTCCATTTGAGCTGCAAACTCTCAGTCAAACCGACCAAGTGTTTTGCTACGGACAGGGAATGGTCAAATAACCCTCCCTCATAATTCCCGTGATGCTTGGTCGAAGCGGGAGCCACAAAAAATCCATTGGCAGTCAAGTAATCCAGAATATCAATCGTAGCGAGAGGACTCCCGTCCGGCATACGCATGAAATTCAGGAACTCAGACCGTCTATCACGCTCACTCATGGGTGGCACCCCTTTCATACTCGGGGCGGTGAATGCTGCGGTTCGGCTCAAAGCCGTCAGGATAACGAGCCAGGAGCTTATTGATATTCGCCGAGAAAATGTCATCGAGATTCTTCCCGATTGCAGAAGCGGTTATTGCCAGATACCAAGCTACATCGCCAAGTTCTTCGGCAATGTGTTCTGTATCGAGCTTATGTCCTTGGAAGGTAGCCTTTTTGATAATGTCGGCAACTTCCCCGGATTCTCCGCAAAGGCCGAGTACTCCATTGATGACCATTCCGTGATGTTCATAATTCATGCCACTGGCTGTACGGAGAGCCGCTTTCTGGTACTCATTACCGGTCATTCTGAGCAACCTCCATTTCCAAAACGGTCATGATTGCATAATTGGCGAGGTCAATCAAGGTATCCCGGATAGACTCGTCATTGACTTTCTGCTCCTGACTGCGGGAGAGCGTCTTGAAACGATTGAGCTTGTCGCTTAAACGGATACGGGCCATTGCCATGCCCTCTTCTTTGAAGGTCTGACCGAAACTGTCTCCGTAATCTGCGTTCTTTGCGCAGTAGAGGGAGTGAATTTCATTGCAGATCGCTTCGTGCCGCTGGTATTTGTCCATGTATCTTATCCTCACTTTCAACAGAGTTTTCCACAAACCATTGGAGAGGGAGAGGGTAAAGATTACCGCTCTCCCTCACACTTGGTTATCCCAGCAGAGCGGCCAAATCCATAGAGGGCTTCTTAGGGGCCTGAGAGGGCGCAGAAGCCGTTTTTGCGGCAGGGGTAGTAGTAGGTGCGGCAGTCTCTTCCCAGCCGTCAGAGGGCCGTTTATCGGCCAAACGGGCGAAGGTAATGGTCTGCCCAGGCTTGTTCTTGTTCTCCTGAACATCATGCTCCACATCACACTCGATGAAATGACCAATCAGGTCGGTGTGGTCAATGTCCGTGAGAGAGAAATCGTTGAGAGCGGTCTTGGCAAAATAGCTGAACGCATTCAGCGCACCTTCGTTGGCAGAGCCATCAGCTTTCAGGAGAGAGTACCGCTCGATGTGCTTGGCACCAGCCTGGGTCTGCATGGTCACTTCCAGTTTGCCAAAGGCTTCCTTGTAGTTGACCGCCGTGATCTTGAACACATAGGTTCCTTCGGGGATAAGAGTGAATCCATCGGTGAGTCCGATTCTTGCCATATTGGTTGTCCTCCTTAATTTTCAGGTACGGGAAAGATAATCCCTACCAGTTCGTCATCATCGTCCGGCAGCTCAGGATACCGCTTGACCAGCAGAGCCTTACCGACACTGGTATTAGTATCAATGTCGTAGGCATACAGAATTTCGCACAGGTCGGATTTCTCAATGAGACTCCAATCGTCATTGCTGATCTTGAGGGAAATCGTGCCGTCCTTGGTCTTAAAGACCCGAATACAGTCTTTGATTTTGCCATCAGGGTAAGGCATAATGGCCTCGGTAAGCTCCGCATACTCGGTATGACCAATCTGGTCAATCATCTTGCTAATGGCCGTGGGCATATTCTGAATGGCCGCAGCAGTTACGCTCTTTACCGTAGTGGGAATGAGCATCATAGCCGTGGGAGAAGCTAACCAGCGGTCAGCAAAAGGAAGGTCTTCGACTCCACGCTGATAGATGACTCCGCTGGAAGCAAGGGTTTTCACAAACTTCTCAAATTTCATAACAAGTCCTCCTTACTTCTTTCTGCCGCACCATACGGCATAAATGATACAGGCAAGTAGTTCAACCATGATGGTCGAAACTACACCGGCAACAAAGGGGTCAACATACATAGGTCAGTTCTCCTTAATAGCTTTCGGAGTAATCCGATAGCTGTCCTCAGTGGTGGTGTACTTCTCCAACACACCGTCCGCTTTCATAGCGTCCTTATTGATCTTGCCGGTGGAAGTACGACTGACCTCCCAGATATAGGCGGTACCGGCAATGGATACCTTCTTGTCACCGTCACGGAATTGGGAAATGGCAGACTGCTTAATCATATCGACCAGCTTCTTATACCGTTTCTCGTCCTCAGCAATGGTGGCCTGAACCTTGTCAATCTGGGCTTTCAGCTCTTCGGCTTCCTTTACCAGAGCCGCCATATCGGTTTCCGGGGAAAGGTTGTTGGTACGAAGAGCTTGCAGAATTTCGGCATCCTTTTTCTCGTCATACTCAGGGGAAAGGCCGGTATCAACATGGTCTTTCCACCACTTCATTGCGGGTTTCACATACCGCTTCTCGAAGTCCGGGTAACGCTCAGACACTTTGAAGGGACGGGTAATCGTGTTGGAAGAGCTGCATACGAAATTCTCAGGGTGGTCATAATCTCCGGGGTCAAGGAAGGAAGCGACCATGATTACATCGTCAACTCCCAGGAGGTAGGCATAAAGAGCCGCTTGCAGAGCATAATACTCAGGAATGTCCTCTGCCCAATCCTCAACCCGCTTGGAGGTCTTCATTTCGAGAACCGTGGTGGGCTTTCCGTTCTTATCATGCAGAAGGTAGTCCCACATACCGCCGAAAACTGGAACCTCATGGAAGAAGTCACCGAAGGTCTTCTTGAAGTAGTCAGCACCGTAAATGTCGGTAGGGGTAACCAGATTGTTCATGAAGTAAGCGTCCTTCATGTACTGAGCCTGTTTCGGCTCAATAGTCTTACCGGCAATGGTGTAGATCGTGTCCTCAAAGGGCTTCTGATAGGTGCGGGTAACCTCACACCAAATCTCGAAGGGAGTAGACCAGGGGTTAAGTCCGAGGACGGTGGCAAAACGGGTGGCCGTCAGCTTTTTAGGACGCTTGGGCGGCACAATCTGAATTTTGTTATCACGCCATTCCATTGTTATCCCTCCTGAGACTCGTAGGCCGTCAGCATTTCGGTCACACCGGCAATGAGCTGGGCGCAAGCATCAGCGGTGATCTTGGTGAATCCTTCGGTTTTAACGGCCACACTCTGAACGAAAGACTCCTGCTCAGGGTCAATCTCCATAAGCTCCTTGAGCTTAGATTTCAGACCCTTAATCTGCTCTTCGCTGGCAGAATCGGAAGGAGGGGAAGTCAGCTCCGTCTTGATCTCCTGACGCTTCTCCTGCGTCACAGGGGGCTTTTTGGTAGGCTTGGGAGTAGGAACGGGAGAAGGACTGTCGGTAGCATCATCGGCACCGGAAGTGTTGTCAATGCTGTCGGACTCGATAATGTCCAAGACAAGCTGCCACAGGTACCGGCGCATATAGGTGATGGAACTGCCCAGGGCTTGCATCTCATTGGTGACAACCTTGCCGGTATTGGACACGATAGGAGCAATCTGGGTGAAGGGGGCCTCGAACACGATGGGGTCTTCTTCCCGGTCATCGACATTGTAGACTTTGGCCGTTGCAGACTCCTTACCGAAGGTAGGAACCATCAACAGGCCGACTTCGGAGAAGATGGACTCAGCAGAAGGAACAATGTCCTGCAACTCGAAGTACATGAACTCCAAGTGAATGTTCTTACCGGTCTTCTTCGCCCCGGCTTGCAGGAACTTCAACCGGGCCAGCTGCAACTTTGCAAGGGCATTCATGGTGCTGTAATCAACAGCGGGAGCGGGTGTTTTGGTAGCCATCTCTTATACCTCCTGAAACTTCTTCAAAAATTCGTGAGAGCTGATATATTCGTTCATCTTGGCTCTCTGCTTTCCTGCGGCTCTGCGGCGGCTAAAGAAAAGCCGTCTACGCTCCGCTCTTCCGGGATTTTTCTTCATGTTGAACCCTCCATTTTTTTTAATTGAACCATTTTATAATCGTATTCCCGGCGTAACCCTTTTCCCAAATGTACCAACCGTAGGCAACAGCAGAACCACCGCCATCTTTCATTTTCTGAAATTCTCCGTTTTTAGCACATAAGAGCCGGGAACTGGAAACAAAAATAACCTTGGGGGGGGTCTTTTGGAATAACTCTTTCCTGCCTTTTCCCTCCATAAAGGTCAGTTTTAGAAACATTGCTACATGATGACCCTCGCTTACAAGGGACAACGCTTTTTCAACAAATGCTTGTGCAAATTTATACGGCGGGTTTGTGATAATGTCCCCGGCAAAGGGCCGGTCACACTTCAAGAAATCAATGCCTCCCTCGCCATATCCTCGGTCAATAAGATCAGTTGCTTTAACAAGGTAGCCTCGCTTTTCAAAAACCTTGGCTAAATGTCCTGCGCCACACGCACACTCCCAAATATAGGGAGAGAATTGAAACAGGTCACACAATAATTCTGCCGCACGAGGCTCTGTCGCATAATAATCGTTGTGTTCTCGTTCCTTATCAGTGTGATTAGAGGCACCAATGGTCTTGAAAGTGGAAGTTATTGTTCCTGTCCAATCCTTCATATCGTGTCCTCCAATAAAGACAACAGTTTTTTTTTCACCTTGTTCACCTTCCGGGTATTCCTCTTAGGAGGCTTCTGCCCGAGAAAATCACGGACATACCGCTTTGCCAGCCGGATATACCAATCTCGGTCAACAACATCAATGGTCAAGTGGTTGTCGTTATCCACCACACACTTAGACGGAAGACCGGCAATCTTGACGGGGTTTCCTGTGGTCAGGTGCATTTTGTAGAGAGTACCGTACCGATGATCGGTCGTGGCGTACACACGATTTACCTTCTGGACTACCACCATTTCCCCGTCTACCTCATGAAGAGCGTCACCGTATTTGCTACCGGCTTTTGCAACCAACTGGAAATCCAGTAACCGGTCACACTCCATAATGGTCTTTTCAACAGGAACTCCGTAGGCCAGATAATCCTTAACTGCTCTTGCTACCACACAGGCGTTATTGTTGATGTTGAACGCTCCTGCCGGGGCAATCCCTCGAACCAGGACACCGCCTTTGATTTTCGGCTCTCCCTCAAAGGGTACCTCAACATAATTGTTCACATCTTTCTGGCAGATCATCTTTATCAGGTCTTCTTCCAGCTCAAACCCGGTACGCTGTTCCCACTCCTGGGTAATCTCCTGATACTTGGGAATATCCGAGTTATCCAGGCTGACCATGATACCATCGGTGTTGAGCTGAATGATTTTCAAAGTGGGACATTCCTGAGTAAGATGTTCTGCCATCTCAAGCAACTGTAACTGACCTGAGATACAAACCGACCGGCCCATGAGAGGGTCATAGAGGGCGTTGTACTTATTCAGCATAGCTCCATAGGTGGTATTCAGAACCAGCTTTAAAGCATTTGCCGTGGCTTTATCGCCGGACTTTTTTGCCTTAACTCTCCGCTCAATGGTAGCTGCGTACACATCGGGAGAGGGGATATTCCGGCTACAATAGCCATTCAGTGTCATTTGGTGCGGATAGTAGCTGGCAACATCTTTGTTGCGGATAGAACGAGTTTCACTGGCTTCTTCCTTGTAACAGGGAATAGCACCGTGAATACCACCATAGGCAATCGTGCAGGGACAATCTCCTACCGTGATTTCCAGCTTCTCCTTGAACACTACCTCATTGGGAATGCTCATGTCTTTCAACCGGTCGAAAAATCCGAACACTTCCTGCGGAATATACTGGCGAAGCAACTTGGACGGATAAACATACTCCCGTTCGTCATAGTGAGGTTTGGGTTCTGCGTCCAAGAACGCAGCGGTCAACTTGGCATTGGTCATATAGAGAGCCTTTGCCGGATAGATGTTCTTCTCCCGACCCAGTGCCAGCTTGTTTCCAAGATACCCCTGACGCAGATCATCAAGCTCGTCCGTAGCGTCAACATCGTGGTCACAGTAGAATTCAACCTCGGCCTTTTCTTCCTCAGTCAGAGGACGGTCGATATTGAAGGACACCGTGGTTTCACGAATATCCATACCCAGGTGAGCTTCAATCGCTTTCAAGGACAATCCCATCTGGCAATCGTCCATCAAGTCATACTGGTCAAAGTAGATTCCACTGTCACGCAAGCCGTGGTGTTCCCACCCTTCATGACCTTGTACGATAATGAAATCATTGACCTGTTTGACCTCTTCCGGGGTATAATCGGAAAGAACAGCCCTCAAAATGAACTGGTCATAATGCTTATTGTTAAATCCTGCCAGCAAGGGTTCCTGAGCCATGAACTGTTTGACTGCTTCGTTGTCGTTCCAAATCCTGGTCTTTTCTCCTGTCAGTTTATGCTTGAAGACGAAGAGCCAGTCAAAGGCAAACACCTCACAGTCAAAGATAAAGAGGTTATCCAATCACTTCACCTCCCCATTGTTGGGCCATTGCTTGTGCGACTCCAGGAAAGGTCTTCGAGCGGGTTTTAGGGTCACGCTCATTTCGGCCCTGAAATCTTCGATAATTCCCATGAGCGTCTTTACAACCTCCATTAACATACGGGGTAACTCCTTCCCGAATAATATCCGTAGGAGTAAGGGGGGGGAGGTTTTTAAGCCAAAGGCAAGTCCTCTTCGTATAAGGGTGTCCGAACCACCATGGCTGAATCGCTTGAGTGTACTCCGGTAATTGATGAATTTTTCCAGGCGTAGGATTTTCCACACAAATTTTCTGACAATCCGCTTCCAGGAATTTCATGAAAAAGGCTTTTGCTTCAATGGCTTTCGCCATACGCTCTTTGTTGATCTCACCTTTCACCCGTAACCGCACTGAACCAGCATTAGTCAGATAGGTACACGGAGGAAAAGCGATTAACAAATCCCATGTTCCAACAATGGCATGAAGTTCACCGTCCATTGTAATAAACGGCTTGTTGCCATTGATAAGAGGGAGAACATCACCTTTGATGTGCCATTCAGGATGACCACCGGAACATTCCTGCGTATCACAGGAAAACGCTTCATGTCCCAACTGTCGAAAGGCAATGCAAACAGCCTGACTTTCTTCACAGGCCACGAGAACTTTCAAAAGCTGTTTTCACTCCCTTACTCCGAAATTTTGCAGTTACATTTCCGGTAAGTGGTACACCGTTTTTTGTAGCTGCGAATGAGATACTGGATACCGTTGTCCACATAATCGTAGGCAATCGGCTCACCCTTACCCTCAAAGGTTCTTGCAATCCGGCCTATGCTCTGAGCTACTACCGCATAATCTTTCTGGGGAGTGGTAAGATAAAGCCGGTCAAGCCGGGGAATGTCCAACCCCTCTTTTGCGAGAGAATAGGTTGCAAAGAGATACCGTTTCTTACCGACTCTCATATCAGCCAGGGCTTGTTCCCGCTTTGCCTTTCCCTTTTTGGAAGTCATCTTGCCATCCACCATAACCGCTTGCTCTCTCAACTGCTTCGGCAAATGGTTCATCAAGTATTCAAGGTGAGCCAGCCGGTCAGACAGGATAAGATTGTAGTGGTCAGAGTTCAACATAAGATCACCGACAATCAGTGCATTTCTGCAAAAATCCTCGACCAGATAATTGACCAGCTTGGCATAGATGATGGTTCCATCGGTATCAAGGAACTCTTTGTTTAAACCCACCTTAGTAGGCCGTGGCAAAACCGTTACTTGCATGATCTTGTCGGCAACAGCTTCGTCCGGCACCTGATAGGCAATCTTACCGAGCAACGCATAGGTGGCGGCAATCATACCGTCTGCTCTGTGAACCGTAGCAGACAGACCGTATTTGTGACGAGCTGCCAGAGAATTCAGGACTTTTGAAAACTGAGTGACAGCGGTAGGAGTACCGGCTACTCTGTGACACTCGTCCACAATCACACAATCCCAGGTGTCCTTATATCTCTCAAGGTCGAGATTACACATGGTCTGTACCGTGGCGAAAGTGATACCCTTTCCGATATGAACCCGGCCCTCTGTGATCGTCCCGGTAAGAGCTGAATCCATATATTGTTCAGCACGATTTTTACTCTGAATGAGCAAATCTCTCGTGTGAGTCAACCAGAGGGTTTTTCTCCCGATTGCACAGGCCAGAGCAATTCCAATTTGCGTCTTTCCGCTTCCTGCCGGACTTTGCAAAATCCCGTAGTAAGCGGATAACATAGCGGCCATAGCGTCATGCTGATAATCATACAGGGGGATACTGCACCCGAAATTGACCTCTGTCGGAGTGGGCAAATCGTTTATCACTTCGCAGTCCCCAAAGCTAAGAACCGTGTTCAAACAGCCATAGGGGAGAACCAGTGTGTCACCGTCCCATTGCATGAGATAGAGCTTTTCGGGGGTATTACCCAGCCACAGATTCATACGGGCTTTCCGGGCATAATCCGGGTTTTTCAACACCAGATTTTTCTTGCACCAACCGATAAGCTCCTGAGACGGATTGACGATTTTGAGCTGGTTGGAAACAATCAACCGCATTTCGACACCCACTCTTTCAGGGTAATTCCGAACTGCCTGATTTCAGACCAGTAAAGGCTTTTCCTGGTAAGCATGGCTCTCTCCATGTCTTCAAAGGAAATGAACCAAACTTCTCCGTTGGTCATTCTGAGGGCGAACCACCCTTCTCCGTTGCCGGTCTGCCGCCAGAGGGTCATAGCGGAATACTGATTTTCCTCCACCCGTTCCAGACGGAAAATGTCTTTCTCACACACTTTGCAGTCAATCGGATAGGTATGACCGTTCTTAGCGGCAATCACATCAAAAGGCTGCCCCTGACTGTTCTGAGCAAGGTTGTGTGTCCAAAACCCATAACCGTAAAGGCTCAGGCACAATTCCTTCTCAAAACCGGTACCAATCTTACGGTTAGTGTTCGTCATGGAAATCACTCTCCAATTCTACAATTTTCTGCTTCAAAGAAAGGATTTCTGCTTTTAACTCATTGATTGTCTGACCTCGTTCTTCGGCAATTTCATCAGCGAGTTTTTCCATAGACCGGAAATACTTTACCGCTTCATAACCCATGTATTTTTCCATGAGATATTCAAAATCTCGAACGGAAAACAGGGTTTCATTCTTGCCGTCCTTCAAGGTGAGAACCAGAGGATATTGCATACTTCCTCCTTCCTCACCGCCCCTTCCGGGGCGAGATTGACACGGATTGTGGATTAAACGCAGAAGCCGAAGGACACGCCAAAACTGGTGTTGCCGCTATCAGGAGAACGCTCCCACCGCCAATCCCGCTCACCGTTCTGCTTGCACTTCCCGTACTCAGTGTTCTCCTGACGGTACCAGTCATACCACCGGCCCTCACCGCCCATGGAGTAAATCTTGCGTCCGAAAATCTCCTGCTCAGACAGGATAAAGAGCTTGTCCGCGGTTTCGCCCATCTTGGGTTCCTTCCCGCCAGTGCCGGTCAGCTTGACAGTGGGCTTGATAACAACTTGCAGATCAGAGGGAAGGTCATTGAACACAGTGTTATTCAACTTCTTACGAAGAGCAGAATCCTTCCAACCGCCCTTGTTGGTGAACTCGTCATTCATAGGCATATCCTCGTTCAGCGTCTCCACGCACTCGAAGGAAATGGGATTGATCTGACCGTTATTACTGTAATCGTGATTGAATCCGATGATACGAGCCGTTAGAACAGTGCCATCATGCAGGAAGAAGCTCTTGGTATCACCCAGGGCAAACACCTTGTCAGCCATGCCGGACTGAGCATACATGGCAATCTCGGCCCAAGAGCAATCTTCCAGTTTCAGCTTAGGCAAATTGACCGCAGACTGGTCGAAACCACAGGGGCAAATGGTCTTCTGGGCAGTAGCCGCCTTGATGATCTGGCTCTGGAACGCAATGGTCTTTTCCATTTTCTCAAACTCAGCCGCAAGGCGAGAAATACACTCGTTCATAAAAATCTCCTTTTCAATCATGGAAATGTTTGTTATAATCAGGTTGAGCTTTTGCGCTTGCCGTCTTTCGGTCTGCATACCGAGGACAGCTTTTTCTTTTGTAGGGATAGGGGTCAAATGCGCCGGACAGCTTACAAAACACATAGAAACAGGTGAGAGAAATGACCATATAGATCGTTCCGGTTCCCAAAGAAATCGTGTCCTGCTCAATGCCACCGACTACACCTAAGAGCCAGAAAAACGAGAAGAACGCTAGAACTCCAAAAACCTTTTTCATTCACTCACCTTCTTCCAGGCATATTGCTTGCCGTATTTTTGCCGATACCAATTTTCAAACTCGACTCGATGACTGTTGTCTTTGAAGTAGTCCCGGACTCTATGAGCCAGCAACAGGCTTGCGGCTCTGACCTGGGCTTGCTTTTGGGATACGAACACACTCACGGCTCCCGGCACAACCCCATGCGTTCCTGATACTCACGGAGAATGTCAAGGGAACGGCGCAGAATTTCATCGGCCTTACAACCGGTACGGACACAGGAGAGTGTTGCGGACATTTCAAACTTGTCCGTGATAAGACCTTCATCGGACAACCGGCGAATGAGCCAGGTGTAGGTCAAGCTCGAATCTACCACCATTTCTCTGATCTGTTCCGCATACTTGGTTCTTTCCTGTTCCGTTAGCCGGACAACCGGAGTGTCAGGAGTCCAGTAGGGACGAGGGGTAGGGGTTCCCGCCATTAAAGCGACCTCCTTTCTCGAATTTACAACTAAAGTTAGAAATAATCCTTGAAAGGAAAACTCCCTTATGCTATACTGAACTTGCCACAGTACAATAAGCATTGGAGATTTTCTTTTGACACAGGAGCCGGATTCCTTTTTAAGAAGAGGAATCTGACCCCTCGGATTACTATTGCCTGTTTTCTAACTTTCGTTGTTGTTATGAGTATATCAACGATTTCTGTTGTTGTCAATAGCATATCAACAATTTCTGTTGATTTATTTTTAGGAGGTGTCCGTACAATGAAAAAGGTAAACCGAACTCCAGAAGAGCAAGCAATTCTCGACAACATTGTTGCTTGTCTGGAATACAAGGAAATTGAACAGAAAGATTTATGTGAATATCTCAATGTCAGTTCACAAATGTTCACAAACTGGAAAAATAAATCGAGCAATTCTTACTTGAAACGGCTTACCAAAATTGCCGAATTCCTTGATATTTCAGTCGATCATCTTTTAGGCAAGGTCAGTGTTTCCGAAGCGTCTGAATTGGAAGAACGCTTACTCCGTTATTTTTCATTTTGTGATGCAGAAGGAAAGCTGCGTATTATCCAATGCGCTATGAATGAATTTGACAGAACAGCAAAAGAAAAAACAGACTCTACGGAAAAGTCTGCTATCGGCTAAAGTTATTGATCTGAGTGAGTGGAGAAAAACGCTATGAAAAAATTCCCCATTGACCTGTCCATGCTGACCGAAGAGGAAATAGACCAATTCCGGCAAGACCCTTCCACACTCTTTGAAGGAGATACTGATGTATCTCTATATCTCCGATTCAGCTCCGAGAGACAGCGTGAACAATCCATTGAGGGCCAGCTTCGGGACTGCCGTTCCTTCTGTAAAGTAAACCGATACCGCATAGCTGCCATCTATGTTGACCGGGCCACAACCGCCAGGAAAGATGTAGAGAAGCGTATTCACTTTCAAGAGATGATACGGGACAGTGAGAAAAAGCCTTGGAAATATGTTGTGGTTTGGAAGTTAGACCGATTTGCCAGGAACCGAACAGACAGTGCCTTATTCAAATTCCGGCTCAGGAAAAATGGTGTTCGTGTAATATCGGCCACGGAAGCTATCTCCGAAAAACCGGAAGGTATCATTCTTGAAGCAGTTCTGGAAGGTATGGCTGAGTTTTATTCCGCTGACCTCTCACAGAAGATCACCAGGGGAATGAGAGAATCTGCCTTGAAATGTCACAGCATTGGTGGTCATGTTCCTCTCGGCTACAAAATTGAAGATCATAAACTTGTTGTTGACCCTAACACCGCTTATATCGTCCAGGAAGCCTTTCGGCTTTATGCTAACGGGGAGACTGTTGCTGAAATATGCCGTATGTTTAATACCAAAGGCTATCGAACAGCCAAAGGTGCTGAATTCAACCGAAACAGCTTTAAGTCCATGTTCCGAAACGAAAGGTATATTGGAGTTTACACTTACCGTGATATTCGTATTGAGGGTGGTGTTCCGGCCATCATTGACAAGGAACTATTTGAAACGGTATCTCATAGGCTCTCAGTCAACGCAGAAGCCCCGGCAAGGGGCAAAGCTAAGGTAGATTACCTCTTGGCCGGAAAGCTCTTCTGCGGCCATTGTGGAGGGTCTATGAATGGGGAAAGCGGAACCAGCAAAACAGGAGCCATTCATAACTACTACACCTGTTATTCCAGGAAGCGTCATCATTCCTGCGACAAGCGTCCCTTGAAGAAAGAATGGATAGAACAGGTTGTTGCTCAGGACGCAATGGAACTCATGACCGATGAAGTCATTGAAGAATTGGCTGATATGGCTATGGCTCAGACAGATCAAGACTTGAAAGAAAATACCCGTATCCCTGAACTGACTGAGCGAAAGAAAGAGATAGAGAGTGGTATTGCCAACATCACAAAGGCCATTGAAAAAGGAATTGCTTCTGACTCTCTGATGGAGCGTCTTGTAGAGCTGGAAAAAGACAAAAAGAAAATCCTCCGTCTATTGGAGGAAGAAGAAAAGTATGTGTGCCGGATTGATCGGGAACAAATCATATTCTGGCTTGAGAAGTTCAAGGGTGGTAACCTGGAAGATGAAGGGTTTAGAAGAATTATCATTGATCTCATAGTGAACTCTGTCACGGTCTGGGACGAGCCTGACGGATTTCGTATCACTACCGCATACAATTTGACCTCTTGTAAAAACAAGACATACCGGGTTTCCCCTTCTTCTGAGAAGGGGTTCGGATTTGAGGGGTCAGAGTCCACCATTGAGCGCAAATCCGAACCCTACATTGTTTGGGGTACGGTATTTGTGCAAACGAAAAGACACACCTTACCATAATCGGTAGGGTGTGTCTCTTTTTATTATTCGCCGGTGAACCCGTTGGCCTTGGCACATTTCAAAGCACAGAGAACTAATTTGTGCCGTTTCAGTTCCTTTTCGTAAACGGCTCTCGGAACACCTTCGGAAATCGGGGAAGTGGTTAAAACTCTCTTTCGATCTCTCACTACCTTCCCCTCATAGTAAGAGATAACATCGTCAATGTTCATATCGCAGGACTCTCCAAAGAACCTTCCGGTTCCTGTTTGGGCGTAAACTGATTAGCTTTTGCGACTGCGTACTTAATTCCTTCCCCGTCAGCACTGGTATTCTCAGCTCGGCTCTTATCCACAATGCGGACAAGCACAATGGATATGGCGGTTCCGATAGGAGTAAAAACTACCGTCCAGCAAGCCAGGGCACCAGTGTACTGATATTTGATGCTCAGGACGGCCAGAAGAAATCCTCCGACCAGTCCTATGAGTAACAGGAATACCAGTAAAACAGCCAGACAGTTAGTAAAGCCGAGCCGTTCCAGCAAGACAAGAAAGCGGCTTTTTGCAGGAGCCACCCTCTTGCCGGTTACCATCAGGCCAGACCGTGTTCTTTTGCGAAGCGATAAAACAGCACAGCCGCCTGTTCACGAGTCAGGGGGTCGGCCCACATCATATTAGGCTGACCATCTACGGTAGTACCGTTACCGGCGAACAGGCCAACTCGGATTGCCCATTCACGAGCTTCGGCACTCCACTCGCCGCAATCGTTATCTTGGAGACTCTTACGATACTCATTCATGGCGATTTTGAACTTCTCATTGAACTCGGTCTGAGTTATCTCTTCCTCTTCCTTTCCGCTCAGGCGTTTATTAACCTCTTCTGCGATTTGACCATGCCGAGAGTAGAGGTATTCTCCCGGACAGCTTTTATTGGCGAACCACCGGTGTACGGTCATGATCATTTCATTCGCCTTTGGCGTGTACGCCAGCGTCTTGTCCTTGTCCCCAAACCATAAGAGCTTGGTCTTGCCGTTTCTTCGGCAAATATCAGTAACAAGGTCAAGCATGGCAGCAAACGCTTTTTCCGTAACGGTATACGGCTCATTACTTTCACTCGCTACTTCCAGAGTGATTGCACGATGGTCATTGGCAGAAGAAGAGCTGCACCAGGAACGGTCACTCTCACTGACACATAGACCGATACTTCCGTCATAACCAACGACATAATTACAGGACGCTTGCTTACTGGTGGGCTGAAAAACCTCACAGCCCCTTTTTGCAGTAACCTGACCGACAAAACAATGAATGGTAATGCGGTCAATGGAATGGTTACGGGGGCTATTTTTATTCGGAGAAAGCAGAGTGTAGGTTGCTAAAGTACTGTTACTCATTCTTCTCACCCCATCCCATAATCTCACGCAACTTATCGAACCCGAACATTGCGGCATAGGCTACCATAAACCCGATGACCACGAAGGACACCACGATATACCAGGTGACAGCCACGGCGTTAATCTGGCAGTAGGCAAAACCAGCCGCCAGGGTGAGGGCCACGGCCACGATCAGGGCGAGAATGTTGGTTGGCAGCTTGTCCCAGGTGGCTTTCTTCGTAACTTCGACAATCACATTGGTCAGGGCCACAAGAACGCCGATGATGGTAATGATGACAGACATATCCATGGTACTTCTCCTTTCTCATTTTGGTGACTTTGGTGAATGATTTTCGATTTTTACCATAAACTCTCTTATAGAACGCTTTCTAAAGAGGGTTTTATGCAAAATCAAGAAATGAGTCACCAAATACACCAGAAGCACAAAATATTATTTGTGGGAACTTAATATTTTTAGTTGTCTTGTTCGTTGGAAGAAGAGCTGAGAAAGTCATGTTTTTGCAGACGATCATCATAACTCCGACTGATATTGGCTATGGCGTGAACGGCACGATTGTTTTTGTAATCCTTGTGTTCACGACAATAGCGTTCGTAAAAGTCAATGTCAGCCAGAACATCAATGAACTCTTCCTTTGTGTGGGAAATATCCCGCAACAATTCGTTGTTGAACCTAAGAATACGGGCACGGTGTTCATCTGCGTTTCTCGCTTCATTGGCTTTCACATGGTCAGCCAAATTTTTCTTCACAGTTTCCAATTCTTTCAGAACATCAGAGTTAATGGCTCTCCCGATAGCCTTTGCGATTGCAGACCAGGGGTTGACCTTAATAGGGGCGATTTGGATAAGGGTCAGCAGAAACAGGAGCGTACCACCCCCATAACTTAAAATCTCTTGGATACCCATGTTTCCTCCATTGGTGTCAGATTTTGAACTTACTCAACCTTTTCCCAGGCATTGGGATATGCGTCAGGACTCCAAACATTCCCGTCAACCAAGGAGCGATACAGGGTACCATTGTAGTTCACAATGTCCCCGGTATTATACGCATCGTGTACCCCGGACGGCTGACTCCAAACGGGATAGCCGCTGTCATCAAGGCCGAAAGCATCATATAGACTCTCACTGTCAGGGCCGGGTTTCCAGTTGTCCTGAGAGGTATGAGCCTGTACCACCTTGTAAAGCTGCGGGTCACCAACGGAATTCGTACCGTAGGAGAAAATATCGCCCACGGCGTAGGTGTGGTCAGGTTCCCACACGGGATACACCGTAGAAACCTCCATGGCCTGTTCCTCAGACAGACTCCCGGCAAACATCTGGACAACCTTCCTGAACTGTTCCGCATTTTTCAGATTGTCAATGTCGGTCAGCAGAGCAATCAGATTGTCGGCATAAATGCCGTCATCTACCTGGGTAACGGATACGGTTTCCACGCCCTCAAGATCAGGAAGCCCCTCCACATGGTAGACAGTCCCATCTACCACAATGCCCTGAGCGTTCTCGATGTCACTCAGGCCGTAGGACTCATTCTCCTGCATCTTCACCCATACCGGACTGCCGATAGTGGCAAACAGGGTACCGCCTTTATAAATCTTATACATTGCATTCCCAGCCTTTCTTATTTGGATAGAACCCAAACAGGGATTTCACATATTGATTGGTCTGTTCTCTCACCTTGAAGCTGTTTCCTCGCTTCATGTGGCCGTGGTAGCTGTCTACGGAACATCGAATATCTGCCAGGGTCATTTCCCCTCTTTTCCACTTTCCCTGAAAAGAACGAAGTTTTTTGCGAATCAGTTTGGTGGAAGCTGGGTTCATTTTCAAAACCACTTTGCCATTTGAAGTGATGATGAACTTGGTCTTGAGCCATCGGAAGTAATCAGCCAGGGGAATGACCCTCGTTTTCTTCCAGTTCAGGCGTAATCCCAAACGGTCACACATCATTTCCAAGCCGAATATACATTCTGTTTTCAGATAATCAATATCCTCGTGAATGGCGTACCCATCGTCCATGTACCGGGCATAACCCTTAATACCGAGATTTTCTTTGAAGTAGTGGTCAAGAGGACTTGGAAGCAGGAGCGCATTGGTCTGAGAAATCTGACTGCCAAGCCCTAAACCAACAGGGCCAAAATCGGAAATGAAACTGTTGTGAAGCTCCCGGACACGATCATCATGGAGCCGTCTTTTCGATTCTCTCAACAGGGGAGCATGAGGTGCTTCATCGAAGAAACTCTTGAAATCGTAGACCAGGATTCCACCTGTCAGGCCATGTTTCCGAAAATGCCTTTTCAAGTGCCGCACCAGTCTCCTGAGTGCGAAATCCATTCCACGATGTTTCAGGCTTGCCGAGTTGTCATAGATGAATGAGGACGAATAGATAGGTACAATGCAGTAATCGCATAGACATTTCTGAACCGCCCTTTCCGAGATATGGACGGAACGAATGCGTCGTTTCTTGCCACGCTCCATGATGTAGAACTCATGGAAGCCACGGTGTTTGAAGGTTCCGGTCTGCAATGCTTTCCAGGTGGCGGCAATGTTGGGAATGAGGTTTCCGATATACCGCTGAGTCGAATTCTTCCAATACACACCCTTACAACATTTCTTACCGGAAAGGTATAAATGCCGGAACGAAAAGACTTCATCGAAATCCCCACAAGATAGGCTCTTTTTCTTTCGGGCCTCGTCCCGCTTCGCCTTTCTGCGTTGATAGCGGATTTCTCTCCGTTCTTCACTTGTCATAAAAAGGGGTTCCCTCCGTACAGTATTTTGTAGGATACGGGTTGTAACTGCTTAGTAATAACAGCCATGAAATGAGTTACCGTATATCACTCACCATGCAAGCAGCGTCCGGCTGATTACATCGGAAGCTCCCGTTACCGGAAGGGGCATATTTCATCGATATGCCCGGATGTTTTATCCATTTGGCAGGGTACAAGCCCTCCCTCTGCAAAAGGTTCTGATTTCGCCCAATGGGGTTACTACGACTGACCTATACGAAGTTGCAGAGTCCGAAGGACACGCCATTACTGTTGTTGGCGTTGTTATTGTTGGCGTTGCCGTCACTGTTGACATTGCAGAAGTTGTTGGTGTTGCCGCTATTAGGAGAACGCTCCCACCAGTTGTTCGCAGAACAATAGCAACTAAACAGGACTTGACCCAATATCAGAAAACTTATTCCGGGAGGTTTTTGAACCTCTCGTTGTCAGCTTTCTTCACCTTGGAGATAAGCTGCGCTTCCTCTTTGATAAGATTTCCAAACTCCAACATGGCGTGGTCAATCCACGGACACTTTTCTGGGTTTTGGAGAATGCTGTCATAGAGCAAGACCAGCTTGGGACTGAGATTTTGAAGGGCAATGTTAGCCTTGGTCAAGTAATCTCGGCGCATTTGAGCTTCGTGCTTATTTTTCGGATAGATATTGTTTGCAGCTCTCACTTCATCATGGACGGTGGAAGCAAGATTCATGATCTTATACAGGAGATACGGCCCATACCGCTTAGGAGCTTTGGTCACTACCGAAAACGCATGAAGTTCCAGTTTCCTCGCTGTCTCTACGAATTGCATGGCACTTTCACCACGCATAGCTTTGATAACTGACATGAAGATTACCCTCCTACCCGCCCCTTCCGGGGCGGGATTTTTGAAGATGATGGATTAAACGCAGAAGCCGAAGGACACGCCATAACTGTAGTAGGCGTAGCCATTGGTGGCGGAAGTAGTTGGTGTTGCCGCTACGAGGAGAACGCTCCCACCAGTAGTACGCAGAACCATTGACCTTCTTGATGGTGGAATTTCCGGCAGAGTAATACTCATACTGTTTTCCTTCACCGGCATAGGAATACTGAGTAGCACCGAAAATCTCAATCTCGGACAGAAGGAACAGCTTGTCGGAAGTGGTTTCCAATGCGGACTGATTGTTACCCTTACTGGTCACTTTGTTCACAAACTTCAAGACATTTTTCAGGTCAGAAGAAAGTTGATTCAGGAGAGTAGCCATAGTGGAAGTACGCATAGCGGAACCACGCCAACCGTTGACATTCGTGTTGGAACTGTTCATCTTATAGGTGGTATTCAGGCAGTCAACCAACTGGAAGGTGATACCGGCTTTAGTACGGTCACCGTCTGCGGTTGTCAGTGTATCATGGTCAAAGCCGATGATTTGAGCTGAATAGGTTACGCCATTTACGGTAATGTTCTTCTTATCGCCTACCTTCCAATAGTTCGGTGCCTGACCAAATTTGGAAACAACGGCGATATTGTCCCAGGAAGTAGCTTCAAGAGAAGCCCCTACCACAAACGGATAAACATATACGATACCGATAACTTCCAGAGTGTAGACTTTCGTCTTCTGGGAACCGTTGTAAATAAATACCACAGTCCAGTCACCTAACTCGGTCGGGTACAGAGTAGCATATCCGCTAGAAGCTACTTTCCCACTCAATACCTTCCCGTTGCGGCTCATGGTAACGGTTGTTCCGACATCTCCAAATACACGAACCTCGGCAGGAGAACCCTTCTGACTCAGAGCATATAGAGCGTCATTCACGGTGGGGTCAGACTGGCTCAGTTCCAGAGCCGTCTTCGTGGTATCGGACAGAAGGTTGGCTTTATTCTGGGGAGTGCCGACCACGGTACACCCAGCGGGGTTCAGGGAAATGTCCATGGTGGCCGTACCAGCTAAGAGCTGAGAACGCCATTCCTCATAGCTCTCAGGCATGGTGGTTGGGGCTTTCAATGTACGGGAAGTACCGTCCCCCTTGATAATGGTGTCTTTCATGTTATCCTCCTTTATTCACCGCTGTTATAGAGATTGGCGTAATAGAACGCTGCCACGGTGCGGTCGATTTTGGAGTAAAGCTCCGTTTCCACCTCGGTCAGTGTCTTGTCAATTACAAACAGCAGATATTCCATGTCATTTGCGACAGAGAATGTCAGTCCGTCTAAGGTGGGCGGGACTGCTGGCGCATCTGCCGGAAGCGAGAGCTGCTGACGCAGAATGACCAGATCATTGAGATAGGCCGTTGCGAGGGATTGTGTCGGGGTATCTCCCATGGCCCAATTTGTCTTAGCGGAAACAACCACAGAGGAAGGGTTATAAGGCACATGATAAATAGGGTCATCTGCAACTCCTTTCTCAGCCCGGTAAGCGTCAAGCTCATTAGGGATAGAAGTCATACGGTTCGCAATATAGGCAACCGCCTGTCCTACACGGTTCATGTCAGTGTAGTTATAGGCACCTTTCATTCCGGCCATGTATTCAGCCTTTTCCTCAACGGTGAGGGCATCAAGCCCTCCCGTAAGGATTTTGTTTTTCAAGGTGAAAACCCTGTCAACATCGGCCTGAGTGCGGTCATAGACCAAAGTATCAATGACGCTCATATCAATCCTTTCACCTTCATCTTTCCGCTCAGAGAGCCGTTGAATGTGATTTCATCGACCAAGATCAATGCGTTCATTTCATCGGTGTAAAGGGTTTGCAGACCGATAATATCACCAACTTCCATTTCCGGGTTACCCCGGTAATCCGCTTCGTAGGTGTTTCGCATGGTCAGGTAGCTCATAACATGATTTGCAAGAGCCGCACACATTGTATCGTTGGTAATGAGGGGGTTTTCCTCCTTGTCGATTTCACCCTCTAAGGCTACGGGGTAGGAAACGACCACCGAATTCTCAGAGAGCGTCTTGCCGGTAATCACCACAGATTTAGTGCCGGAGGATAACACCAAATCCGCAGCTCTGGCATAGATGTTGGAGGAAACCAACGAACCGCCAGATACCGAGATGTTTATATCTTGTGCCGGACCAGAGAACTCAACATGAAGTTGAGTCTCGGTGGTCGTTCCCTCAAAGAGTGTCTGCGAATCGTTGTTCGCAGCGTAGGCGTACTTAGCAACCGATACTGCCTTGAGCTGGTCAATTTTCGAGATTTTCTGGCTCTTCTCATTGATGGAGGTAAAGTCCAGAGTAAAGTCAGTCTCTCGATAATAAATCTTGCTCACTCGCATTCTTCGGTAGGGTAGATTTCCGTACATGGTTACTTCAATTTTGGTACAATCCACCGCATTATTGGTAGAAATAAAAACCTCGGAAGAATCAACCTGTACGGTTTGAGTGTCAAGCAAGGACGCTCCCTTGTAATACTTCACCTGAACAGAAGAAGGGTACTCGTCCAGGGGAGAATCAAACCGAATTGCCAAGACAGGAAGATCATGAGAAACATCAAATTCCTTGGTGAAGACAGGTGGGGTGGAGAAAGAACCGTTTTCCCCGGTCATTGCTTCGCTGATAAAACCCCTACCGGTTGGGTTCTCGTCTTGGATAATTACTTGATTATCACCATTCAATGTCCACCGGTTTAATTCAAGAGTAGCATAGGTGTTACCAGCGGTATTACCTCTGTCCACAGTGTTCCACTCGCTGTACCACAGATGACCGTTGTCGTTCCACTCGCCACTGTAAATGCCGGTCACGGTCACACCAAAGGGCTTAATGTGAATGATATTGTCATCATCGGTAAACAAGCGACAACGGCAAGCATGAGCGATAAGCTGCAAACAGTTCATGTGGGTGTCAATGGGTAGAGTTGCCGTTGTGAACATCTGCTTCAAGGCAGGGTCAATATCCCAAGGGTTTGTCCCGTGTTCGGTTAGGGTCAGCCCTGCGTCTAGCAGGACTTCTTCTGCCATATCATAAAAATTCTTGTTTCCCAACTTGCTCTTGTAGAAAGTGCCGCTGAGACTGCCGATCAAACCCGTACAGGAGAAAGTAGCCTGATTGTTCTGAGCCGTAGGCTTTCCGTTCAACAGGTACTTGTCTGCCTTGAGCTTTTCGATTGTTCCATCTGGAAGCTCATATCCATACCGAATAGAGATAGGGGAATTCTTGTCTACATAGGAGTAGATACCTGTCGGATTATCCGGGTCATAATTGTGTTCGTAATCCATAATCACGAACTGCATGGTTTCGGTAGGGAGTCTTCGACTAAGAGGGTCAACATCGTGACTTTGCTTCACAGACACAATGTCCTTATTTTGAAACATTACCTCAACACCGTATAGAACTCGTTCCAGTCTGGGACGGCGGTAAGGCAAACATTTTCCGAAGGTGATTGTGATTTTATCGCATTGATCAGACCTTGCGGCAATAACCACGGTAGTTCCGGTAACAGGCTGTGTTACTGTTTCGCTCACCTGTCCATTCAACCAGAATTCTACCGCAACCATTTCAGGCCACTCTTGATACCGAGTATCAAAAGTTAAAGTCAGACCGGGAAAGTCATGAGGATAGGTGAAGGTTTTAGTCATAACCGCTTTAGTCGTGAACTCACCTTCATCATTACTCATAAGACTGGACACAAACCCATCGTACATTGTGCCGGAAGCCGGAACAATAACCGTATTGCCGTCTAAAGCCCAGCGGTTCAGTTCCAGAGCTGCATAGGACTCTTCATAGTCAAAATTGTAGTCAAGCGTATCGAATTCAGAATAACTCTGCGCTCCATTACTGGCCCAACTACCATCGGTAGCCGCTGTTGCGTCTACATTTCCGAAGGAAATTTCCACATAAGAGCGGTTACGAAGCATAGACTTCATACTAGCTTTGTAAGCGTTGCTGACCGCTTTCATGTGACACCTCCTTAAAACGGTTCTCCACAGTCAATCAGATTGACTTTGCAGTTGATGTAGTCAAGCGGAAGCTGTGTGTTAGGGTCAAGGTGGAACGGCTCTGCGGTTCTATCGCCTGGGTACATCTTTCGAGTAGTCCAAGTATTGTTCACCATATCAGGGTAAGAAACCGTGACATAGAAATTGGAGAACTCTTTCAAAATGGCCGACCATTGTTCCGCAGTCAGGTAAGCCCATTCCAAATTGTTTAACTTCTGCTGTTCCCGGCCCACCACCTGACCGACTACAACCGCATTTGCGTTTCTAGCCGAGTCAACGATGGTGGCAACCATGAGGTTCAAGCCCCTTCGGGGGCAAGGATATTCATGACCATTGATTCTGATAAAAGCTGCCATGTCCTTACCCCCTTAGTAAGCGTTGGAAAATGCGCCGGAATTTACCCGGACACCTCTCTTCTGACTGTACCGATCATAAGACCGGCCAATCACATCGTCTCCGATAGATACAGACAAATCCTTGTCTTCAATGATATTCATGAGTGCGTAAATAGCGGCGATCACGCCATCATTGGCATTCGCCACACCAGCGGAGATACCTTCCACAATCTGGTCATTATTGGCTACCGCCGTCCGATTGCCAATGGCACCGACCATCTCAGCCCCGGCCTCCCGAGCGATAAAGAGCTGACCTTCATCAACGAAACCGCCCTGTGCGAAATAGGGAATGGGGTCAAGCTGCACTTCACTGAAATAACTCAGGCTGATACCGGTAATCCACGAAACCTCATTGATAGAGCGAATAACATCGTTCAGAGCGGAAATAGCATTGTTCATGGCCTTTTCCATGACGGTCAAGACGCTGTTCCACTGGATGATCGTTGTGTTCGTCATACCCCTCCACATGGAGTACCATGCGGTGGAGAACTCGGTTTCAAAGGTGGTGTAGCCGGTCATGAACTCGGTCTGCCAAGTAGTCCAAGTGGTAGTCATCTGCGTCCACATCGTAGACCACTTAGTAGTAGTCTGCGTGGAGAAGGTAGTCAGGCTGGCTTGGAAGGTGGTACTGAAAGTGTTCCACCCGGTAGTCATCTGCGTCCACCCGGTAGACCAACCAGTTTGAAGGGTGGTCATCGTAGTAATCCAAGTGGTAGTCAGGGTAGTCCATGTGGTGGTCAGGTAGGTGCTGATCGTTGTCCACTGAGTAATAGTCACAGTGTAGATGTTCAGCCAAGCCGTAGTAGTCTGGGTCTGAATAGTAGTCAGCATGGTAGTGTAGGTCAACTGAATGCCGTTTGTGATTGTGGCGAAACTCTCATTCAGCAAAGCGGCCTGACTATTCATGCCGGACGCAAAACCCGTCACCAGATTTACGCCTACCTCCTGCATATTGACAAACATAGCCCCGGACAGAACCACGGCCTCTCTGTCATTCAACAGGCTCTCCAACTGGTCAATGAGGGAGGAATACTGAGATACCAGAGATACCGCCTGACGCAGTTCCGGTACAGCGATTAACAACTGCTCATTCAGGTTTGCGGTGTCCGTGGCAATATCAGCCACATCGTCTGCAAAATCCCCAATGGGGTTTCCTGCAAACAACTGCTGGAACCCGCTTACAATGCTGTCCCAAGTGATACCGCCCATTGAGTCAGTGTAAGAACCGATCTCTCCAGCAAAGGTGGACATGAAATCCACGAAGTTAGACATATTCACCGTGAGAGCCGGGAGAACCCCGTTCACTCTGGTCAATGCCGGAGCGAGATTAAAGGTCAATTCGTCTGCCACGCTGACAAGGCTTGCGGTAAAGGCCACGAATGCCGCCGCCAACTCTACCAGAATGGCAGTACCAAGACCAACGGCCACCGGGAGAAGACCCACACTGGCAACCGTAGCCGCACCCAGAGCCGCAGTCACTACACCAATGCCAACCAGAAGCCCGGTGCCAATACCGATACCGGTAGCAATCGTTTCTCCGTTGTCGATGACGGGTTGCCATGCCTGACCGATCTCGTCAAGGCCCTTGCCAATAGCCCAGACCTCTACGACAAATAGGCCGGTAGCAACACCCAACTCCAAGAGGATAGCCGTACCAAGACCGACATTGGTAGCAATGGCTACACCACCAGTTCCAAGGGCATAGGCGGCAAGGCCAACACCGATCAGGAGGTTAGTTCCGAGGAAGATAGCCGTAGCAACTGTTTCGCCATTCTCAATGACCGGCTCCCAAGCCTTACCAACCTGATCTAACTCAACACCGAGAATAGCGATTGCTTCAACAATTAGGACTGCCGCCGCAGCTACTTCGGCCACTACGACAAGACCCCAACCGAGGCTCTGTGCAAGGCTTTTCAGTGTACCATTAAGGCCACCACCCGCACTGTTACCCATGGCATTTGTCACTTCCTGCAAAGCGGTAGAAGCACTGGTAACAGCTTTTCCCGCACCGATCTTGGAAGTGATTTGATTGATTGTGCCAATGGCGGTCAAGAACCCGCCTACCGTCAGAAGGAGGCCAGCGGCCAACTCTACCTTATCGACTCCACTCCAATCCCCGGTACGAAAAGCCTCCATAACATCAGCCAAATTCCGCACAATCAGGGTAATGCCAGTGAGAGCCAATCCGCCTCCGGTCAGGACAGGGTTATTGGTCAGAAGACCAATGCCGCTCAGGAAGATACCGAGATTTCTGACAAGGTTTGTGGCGTTGTCGAAATTAACCCCGTTATTGACCATATCAGAAATGCTCGATACGATACCGCTCAGGCCAGAGATGACCAAAGAGGCACCTGCCAGTTTTACATTTCCAAGGGCAAAGAACGCCACGCCAAGCCCCTCAGCAAAACCGCTAATTAACTGCGTGACATTCGTGAGATTGGGGCCGTTATTCAAAATATCATCAATGGCCTCTTTGATTTTGTCCCAACTGTCCAAAAACAGGCCAAGACCGGCGATAGTGAAAGTGATTTTGTATAACAGGTTTTGGCCTTTGAAGCCCTGTAACATTTCCAGCATGGTAATGAGGTTTTTAGCCACCCTCCATGCCAGAATTTCCGCACCGATAGAAATTACGGTTGAAAGAACATCTTTCAGTTTCCCTTTCAGTTCGTCTACCTGAGAATTGATATTATTGAAAATGCTCTCGTCCCACAGCTTCTCAATATCAAACAGGCCCTCATAATCTCCACCGGAAGCCCCAACACCGCCTCCTGCTCCACTCCCTTGATCGGGAGAAAAGACATTCAGTTCATCAAACCCAGCGGTATAAGACTTTAATTTCTTTGCGGCGGAACTCGCCTCTCCCAGATTATCACTTAAATCCCCTGCGGCACTTGCCCCAGAATTAAGACCACTACTGAAATCAACAGGTTGTAAATCCACTCCGAAGAGTTGTGCGAGAGCCACGATTGCCTCTCCGATCAATTCAACAAAGGCTTGCACATACGGCAAAACCTTTACCAAAGCGGGAAGCAAGAGAGAACCAAAAGCCTGAGCCAGAGAAGATAACTGCTGGCGCAGAGTCCGCATAAGTCCCTCCGCCGTAGTCATTTCACGGGCGTAAGTGCCAATCAAATCCTGCGCTCTTGCCTGATCTATTAAAGTCAGATACCGCAGATAAGACTTCAATTCCTCACTGGCACTCTGGGTGCTGTACGCAATACCATAGTTTGCCGCCGTGATCTTTAGCTGAGAGTCAACAATGGTAAAACCTGCTCTACGGATAGGCTCAACCTCACCGGAGATGGCAGAACGAACGGCCACAGCTGCGTCCTCAAAAGTGGTGTAAATATCGTTGTAGCCAGCCCAAATGTCATAGGTCAACTCCGTATAATTCATAGCCATTGCCGCCGCATCTTTCTGAGCCACGCCAAAACCTTTTAGCATGGTGCCATAGATGGACGAATACTGCATGAACTGCTGGACATTGATCTGCAACTCACTGTTTAACCGCTTAATCCACTGGTAGTTCGCTTCTGCTTCCTCACCGAATGCGCGGCCAAAACGGTACATGATACCTTCCCACTCAGAAGCCTCAAACATATACTGAGCCACAGCGGAGGCAACACGACGAACGGAATATACTACCGCAGACAATTTGATACCGGTCATAGCCGAAGACCATGCGGTGGTATTAGTGGTAGCCCGTCTGACAGTGCCGTTATACTGCTCCGTACTTCTAATAAGCCTCTGAATTCTCGAAGGAAATGCGGAGAAGCCATTGGACACCTTCTGCATTTCATCTGCAAAGGGCTTCATAGCTGCGGCCAGTTCCTTCATCTGCTGGGTAAATTTATCAATGTCAGCCTTTTCCAGTTCCTCAATCACGGTGGGGAGCTTTCTAAGCTGATTGATGAAGGTGGTCATATTGGCCTTACCCAACTCAGACAGGGGACGCAGACCATCTGCAAGGGTTCTGAGCTTATCACCGTCCGTCCAACGGACATTTGCCAGAGCCGCATTCAGGGCATTCAACTGATTAGCAATGGAACTGGAAATTTTGATGTTCTTGGCCGACTCCAAGGCTTTCAGACCCGTAGCGATTTGGGTCAGCTTCTTAGACACATCTCCGCTATTCAGACCGGAAAGGGCATTCTTCAATTCCCGAATACTCTTACTGGTAGCATTCAGGCCGGTAACACTGGCACCAGTAGCACCCTTCAAACCGCTTAGAGCCTTTTTGAGATTGTTAATCCCAGAAACAGCACCTTCACTGTTTTCCTGAATTTGAAACTCTAAGCCCTGAATTTCAACATTATCGACCATTTACTCCACCACCTTTCCCCTGAAATTTCTTGTTGAACGACATTGCGAACATCTGCATATAGGCTTTTGCCTTATCGTCCTGTTTCTTTTCCTTGGTCTTCTCTACCTTCTTGTCCTGCCTCACATTCAATTCAAAGGGTTGCTCGGGATAGGGTTGAGGCTTTGCACCCTTCTTCGCAAAGGCACGAAGGATGGGGGCCAAATTGCCTACTGCCTGATAGACATACATTCCTTGCAACCATGCGTCTTGATTTTTCAAATCCTGACGAATACGAGCCGCTTTCCGGTAATATTTCACCAGATCACAGTCCATCTCCCAGAACTGCTCGTAGGTCATTCCGATAGCAAGATAGTAGGGAAAGACCTGATAGAACTTTTCCGTGTAAGCGAAACGGGGAGCGGGGCGATTGCCGCCACCGCCCCCCGGTCTGCTGGACAGCGACCCGCTTACCAGTTCGCCGTCCAGTCCATGTTTCCCTCGTCATCACCATTCTGCTCAGGCTCTTCCATGAGGGACAGAATGGGTTCGTTATACATCTCCACCAGCTTAGGAAGAAGCTCGTCTTTACGGGGCAGACGGGCATAAATCCGGTCAATCACATCTTTCTTGACCCAACGGTGGTGTGCAAGAAACGCACCAGCAAACAGGGCGGGAAGCATGGTCATGGGCTTGCGGTCAACATCGTCCGCAATGAAGCCCTGCTTCTCCATGATCTCAACGGTTTTGCGGGTGTATTCCAGCGTATAACTCTCGCCGGAAACGGGGTCTTTAATTGTCAGTGTCTTAGCCATGATAAATCCTCCTTATCATTTACGCCGACTGAGATTACTCAGCAGAAAAAGTGATGGGGGTGGACGGAGCAATGGAGATGTTCATGTCAACCACCTCATTGACACCGCCGCCCACGGGGTACACGGAAAGCTGGCCCTCGAAAGCGAACTTACCGTTGCTCCCATCGGGAGTCACAGTGCCGCCGCTCTCCTGACCGCCGAACCACACGGCATACTTTTCAGTCTTGCCCTCAAGCTGCTTGAGAGACTGGAAAACCGCCATGTCGTAGTTGGCAACGAAGGACAGGCCGTCAAGGGACTGAATGCCGGAAATGTAGGTCTGCATATTGTCAGACAGGGTGGTGGTTTCCAGCATCTCAGGCTCGCCACCCAGGTCGGGGAATTCCTTAATGTCACACAGCTTCGTATAGGTGCTGCCGCTGGATTCCTCGTGCATCAGAAAAACCTTGTAGGTACTAATAGCCATGATCTTACCTCCTGTAAAGATTTTTTCCGTCCGTCTCGGCCTGATACCGAGCTACGATACGGTAAATGGTTGCATTTTCCAAATTGGGAACCGGGGACATTGCGGTGCGAATGAAATTACGTCGGTACATGAGGTCATCAATGACCCGCATGATACTTCTGCATTGTGCCTTTTTTCCGGTTGTCTTGTTGGAATAAATGTTGATCTCATACATCAGCGTTACGAATTGCTCCGTATCGCTGGTGCTTAAATGCTCCGTAGTGGGGTAGTTGTCCTGTTCCACAATGCTCACATGAGGAAAAGAGGATGGAGTTCTAACATACTCTCCACTCACATTGATACCCGGAAAGGCTTCACGGAGAGCCTGAGCAATCGGTGTGTAAATTTGATTTTCCACATCAATCATCGAAAGACCTCCTTTGCCAAATCAGGTAAAATTCTTTTCAGCTCCTTTACAGTTTCGTACATAGACATATTGGCGGGATTACCGTGAGTGATAACCACGGCTTTCCCGTTTTCCTTCATACGCACTTCACCGTTTGAACCTGGGTCACCGTAGTAACCCCAAGACTGTTGCTTACCGTGACCAGCGCCATACTCTCCCCGGCGCATACCGAGTTCGGCAGCTTCCGGGTGATTATCCGGGTAAGTCACGCCAGTTCCGAATTCAATGAAAAGCACAGAAGAACCAATCGCCACGACTGCCCTAGCATTTCCCCCTCGCTGTTCAACAGAAACAGACACATCATTGGTTCCGTCATAGACCGCCTTGGCAAAATTGGCAGAAGCGATTTCAAATCCCCTCTGACTCAGGCGGTCAAGCAAAAGACTTGTCTTGGCTTTCAGCCATGCTTGATGGCGGTCAAGTTCTCGAATGGCATTGTTAATTCCTGCAACAGAAAGAGGTACCTTGATAACCTTCACGACACATTCACCTTGCTCACAGCATAGGAGATGGAATTCAAACTCTTGGCAACTCTCTTCACAATATAGTCATACAAAGGATTACCGTCAGTGTCATACTCAGGCTCTTTGTCAATGAACAATACGGAATTTTCATCAATCGGACAGGACAGGTCATCGGTTACAATAACCTTGTCATACGAGATGAAATTGCCAAACTGCTCCACCTGGGCAGAACCGGTTGCGGCAGAAATATTTTCCTTCCGCTGAACGGCTTCTTTGTAGATCACACGGTAGTCACCAGTTTCATTCCCATCATCGTCCATCACGGGAACTTTCTTGTCGTATAGGAGATACCAGAAAGGGGTTTTATTCCGTTCCATCGTTTTCATCAGCAGTCACCCCATGAATCAAACCAGCAAACGGAACAATCTCACGAAGCAGAGTGGGCGGCACATCTCCGTCCTCATAAGAACGGGAAATACCATTCTCACTGTGAGAAGTTTCCCCCTCAGCACCTCGCTTGTTCAACAAATAAGCGGCAATCTCTACCTGGTTGTAGGCATACCGGGCAGGAACCTCAGTTACGGAATCGTCATAGGGATAGGCTCTGCGAAGAACCTTATTCCCGGCGATAGAGAGATAGGTGGAAAGAACAGTATCATCAGTCTCACCGGTCATTGCTTTCAGCATAATCAGCTTTTCCGAATCACTCATACTTTCCACCTATCCTTTCTCCATCAATTTCGATTAGCCGCCAGCGACTTCCTTGGTATTCACGGGGTTGGACTCGTCATTGGCAATGAACACGCTCCGGCTGTACTTGGGAGCGGTGAAGCTCTGAGCAATGCCAGTAAACTTGCCGTGGTACCACTCGGGGCCGTGGTCAAGACCAATCTGACCGAAGAGCTGATACTTCTCACCGGCACCAGTCTTAGCCAGGGGTTCCAGGAAGAAGTTGCCCTTACCGGGAACAGGCTGGTATACGGGAGCCACCACATTCAGGTTCAGCAGCAGGGCGGTACCGGCAGGAAGGAACTCGCCCAGATACAGGTACACAACACCAATGGGGGTCACCACACTGGACAGCGCAATGCCGTTGATCTCACGAGCGGCAGGAACAACGGTAAGGCCGTTCTGCACAGCGTCAGCGTTGACCTGGAACAGGGTAGTAGCGTCACACCACAGAACCAGGCCGTCAGTAGGAGCATTGGCACCGTAAATCTTCTTCACCATATCGGCAATGTCCCACAGACCCAGGGGCTTACTGCCCATGGCCTTGGTATTGGTAGTGATCGCTTCCACCAAACCACGGGTCTTGTTCACGGTTTCGTCAGAGGTAGCCTTGTTGAAGGTACCCTGAATGAAAGTGAACTCAATGTCACGGTTCACCTTCTGCATCTTGGCGGCAACCTGGAAGTCCAGCTCATTGATAGGATTGGCCTGCTGGTTGGCAATGTTGATGCCGCTCAGAGTACCCATATTGGACTGCTTGGCATAGGAAATGCCAACGGACTCCTGGAAAATCTGAGTCACATTGGTCTTCTGCTCACGGGTCACAACACTGGCTTCCGGGGCAGTCAGAGAGGCAGTCTCAGAAATGGAGGGCTGAGAGCCGCCGCCAGTGATGTACTCCTGACCGGTAACGAACTCAACATGATTGGTGGTCTTGGCTCTGCCGCCGATAATGGAACTCAGCGGACACCGGGTATTGCCCTTGTTGAAGAGCATACCGGAGTAGTTCAGAACACCAAAGCTGGTAGCAATAGTATCTGCCATGATAATTCTCCTTTACTCTTTATTGGCCTGGGCTTCTTCCTCAGCTTTCAGGCGAGTGTAGTAAGCGACAGCGGCAAAATCGCCGTTCTTCTGCGCTTCCTCGATTTTCTTGCCGTAATCAACGGCACCACCGTTATCCCCGTTACCGGGGGTCGGCTTGGGGGTCTTCTTGAGAGCGTCAGCCTTGACCTTCTTCGCATAATCCTCAAGGAACTTGCTCTGGTTGGCAAAAACCTTGGCACTGTCACCGTCAGCCATAGCCTTAGCGGTATCCTCTGCCAGAGCTTCATCGTAGCCCTGAGCAATAAACTTGGCCTTATACTCGGAAACGGTCTTGCCCTTTCGCAGCTCGGACAGCTCCTTTTCCATCTGAGCCAGCTTGTCAGCGTCCTCCTGCTTCTTCTTCTCGTCCTCGGACAGAAGAGCATTATGCTTACGCTTCCACTCAGCGGCTTCGGAATTGGCCTTGGAGAGAGCGTTCTTCTGCCGTTCCAGCTCGGCAGCGTTATCCTCATACTCAAAGGCTTCCAGGGCTTTCAGCTTGTCTTCTGCGGACATATCCGCATAACCCTCAATCTTGCTCGTGTCAATCTTTGCCATAACAAATTCCTCCTGCGTTTAACAAGGCTGTTCACTCAGCACTATTTTCTGTTTTTGTCGGGGTTGTCTCCCCGTTGCGTTTTTAAGTCTTCACTGACCGTATGGTGACCTTGGCGGGACTTGAACCCACACACCTACGGCTCTTGCCATTGAGCTACAAGGTCATAAAAAATAGGGCTACCGGAAAAGCACTTCTACTCTTCCGATAGCCCGTAATGGCTGTTGCCGTTATCTCGATATAACGACCTCATATTTCTTTTTACTGGCCGTTTCCCAAACTACCAGCTTGCCATTCCTTACGGCAATTTCAACTCCCTTACCACGGGAAAGTATTTCATTGATCTCCTGAATCGCCCTGGTTGACAGGCTCACTACCGGGTTCATTTCCATCGTTCCCTCCCGCCTGAGTTTTCTGCTGTTCGGCAATCTTTTGTGCCTTGGCTTCCTGTTCTGCCACATACTCCATGCTCATTTTGTAAGCAACCTGGGGGTCGGAGAACATTCCGCAATGAATGAAAGCCAAAATAGGAGCAATCTTAGGATTGTTCAACATAGTAGTGAGAACATTGGCCTTTTCGCTGATATTCTCGTAATTCCGGCGAGTAAATCGAATGTCGATAGCCGACAGCTTCAAGTCCAAATCGCTCAAATCCCGGCAGATACGAAGCAACAGCTTCAAAAACTGCTTTTCGGATTTTTTGAACATTCTCTCGGAATCTTTAGCTCTGGCTTCTGCCGAAGACCAGCCATCTCGCATTATTACAGCAGAGCCGGTATCGCTGGTGGAGGAACCACCGTTCCGGTTCGGCATACCACAAATTGTGAGGATAATATTATACATACTATCCACCAGCGTTTGTGTCTGCGTCTGGTTCAACTCGGCAGTCAGGTACTCAATCTCTGCCTTGAATTGAGGGTCAATGTCCTTGTACTTGATTGCCCCTTCATCACGAAGTTTCTGGTAATCCTCAGAGCTAATATCGACATTGTGGAAGAGCATGAGTGCCTGAACAAACTGCTCAACACCGTCAATCCGGTTAGACTCCGTGGTATTGATTGCGTCCAGAAGAGGGAGAACGATTTCAAAAGCACCCAGGCGGGATTTGTTCGCAGGATACTCGATAATGGGAATACCCAGGATTTGGTCTTCACTCCGCCTGATTCTCCAAGTGTTCTCAACCTCGAAATAGTGATCTTCCGTATAGCAGCTAAAAACCAGAACGCCGTCATCTCTCAGAATATACTTTACGCCCATCATGGCGGGATTTCCGAGAGCAACGGAATAGACCACAAAAGCATATCTGGGGTCAAGTGTGAAGATTTCAAAAGGAGCTTCGTCCTCTTCCACATTGGCTTCTCCATCAGGAAGAACCATACGATAAGAAGTACCACAAATATGCCACCACTCGGCTAATTCTGCGTCCTCAGACGGTTTATCCTCAGAAAGAGTGTAATCGTTCAAGAGACTAACCGCTTCCGTGATAGCTGTATCGTCTTTCCGGCTGACATACTGGACAGGCTCTCCCATCAGATAACCAACCTTGAAGGAAACGATCTCATTGGCTCGATTTTCAACTACCTTGTTGTTGATTTCAGGGCGAACATCCTTTTGTCGATGAAGAATAGGCTGGTCACCCTTGTAATACCGATACAGGTAGTTAATATCTGCCTGGTTCAGAAGATGAACGAACAGGGCCTTTTGGAGAACATCAATGATGTTATTGTCGTTGATTTCGGAAACATCAGTATAAATCACTCTGCGTCCAAATAACGCTCTGGCACCCATTCAGTTCACCTCCTTCCAGACTAATTCTTCATACTTCATAATATCAAAATATCCAATGGTTGTCAACACTTAACCTTTTAGAATACCATTGGAGAACTCATTTGTCAAAAATTTCGTTCAACAGGGACGCTTGAACACCTCGATCTTACCGCCTTCAAACATACGAATCTCATTTTCCAGAAGAGCCAGGGAGTCAGGTGCGTCATCATGGGGAACCTTACCGCTTCTCGTGTAAGTGGTCAATTCTTTCATGAAATTCCAATACTGACTACCTCTCTTGTAGGTGGAAGGGTGTTTGAAATAGAAATTCTTTTTGATATTGTCGGACGCAAACTCAATACGGGTCTGCTTGTTGGAAATCGTTCTCTTCGTGCGAATACCAATAGAATATCCCATCTGACGCACGATCTCTGCCACATCACGGGCATAATACTGACCGGCATTGTTGGACTCAAAAATGGCAGAAGCTACTTTGTTGGTAATCAGACACTTGGCACATTCCGGTTTTGTTACCTCAGCGGGAGAATCGTCAAAGACCACATCGGTAATATACACCGACCGGCCATAGATGACTGCTACCGGCATAGAGGTACTGTCACTTCCACTTTCGGCGGTATCTCCTACGGCAATAATGGTATCGGGGTCAAGGTCAGGCGGCAGCTCAAAGAAGTAATTCAGCTCGTCCTTGTTGAACAATAAGCCCTTGGCTTCAAAAGGCTGTTGCTGAAACTCACTCTCAAACTGCTCAGAGGAAAGAAGTTCTCTCTGCTCCCGGAAGTAAGCCGTTGTGAAAATCTTCTGGCCCTCCCGCTCATACTCATAATTGCTTTCGTCCGTGATAGGGTCAAGAGCCGGAATCTCGATTGCCCTCCAATTCCACCCCTCTCTTTGAGCGTATTCCTGCACACGGCCAATAGGGTCATAAAGAGAATATCTGGTACCGGTAAAGACCATAGGTGTACCCTCAATAGCACGGCCCATAATATCACCGGAGATCACTTCCCATTTATCATCGAGCCTCTGACGGTTCTTTGCCTCTTCACGGCCTTCCACACAGTCATCAAGATAGAGAACATTGGTGGCTTCGGACAAACCTACCTGTCGAGCGTCAATAGAGCGGCACATAATAGTAGGGAACCGGGACTTGGATTTCAGATTGATAATCTTGGTATCGGCACCAGTTTGAACTAACCTCGCTTCCGGGAAAACATCGTAAAACAGATATTCATTCGGGGTACTTAGGTATTCCAGGCAACCGTTGTAAAAGCTCTTAACAAGGTCATCACCGGTTCCTTCCATAAGCGTGGAATGGTCTGGGAACTTACCGGAAATCATATTCACAAAATTGATACCTGTTTGAGACTTTCCGGCTCTTTTAGGCATAGATATTGTCAAAAGACGCAGTTTTCCATCAAGTACATCTTGGAAACCCTGCACCATGGGTTTTAGGTAGTGCCGTCTGGGAGCGTAAAAACGCTTTTCCGGTTTCCGGTCAAGCTCAATATAGGTCATGAAAGCGTCAAACTTATAGGGAGCGTCAAAGAGAAGACTCTTCCGCCATGCCTCATAGAATTTGTCCGCCTCTTTCGGGGAAACAAGGTGTAGTTGTCTGGCACAGAGCCTCCGCAGCTCACCATTCAGATCATGTGCGCTCTGAAAATCCTCTTCCTCCCACTGACGGCACAGAGATAACAGGTCAAGATAAGCTGTATGGTCATTCGGCTTATTTTCGATATATCTCTGAATGCCATCTGCGATTTTACGATAATCCATAATACCTCCAAAAAGAAAAGGGCTACCGGATTTTTCCGATAGCCCGTAGTGGCTGGT